TCGACGGCGTCATCGTCGATGGCCCTGATGGCTTCGCCTATCCAGCGCTCTGGGAGTGCAAAGCCTTGGGCAACAAGTCCTGGAGTGATCTGGAGAAAAAAGGACTGGCCACGTCCAAGCCCATCTACGCCGCGCAAGTGGCGATTTACCAAGCCTATCTCGAACTGCACGAGCACCCTGCGATCTTCACGGCGCTCAACGCCGACACGATGGAGATCTACACCGAACTCGTGCCCTTTGACGCGGCGCTGGCACAGCGCATGTCGGACCGGGCGGTCAAGGTCATCTCGGCGACCGACGCAGGTGAACTGCTGCCACGCGCCTTCCATGACCCGACCCACTTCGAATGCCGAATGTGCGCCTGGCAAGACCGCTGCTGGAGTACGCAAGCATGAATACCAACACAACTGAAACCATGATCGATGGCCGTGAAGCTTCCATCGCTCTGCGGCTGCCGTATTACTGGTTCCGCGACCCTACGGCACGTTCGCGCTACCGCATCCCGCACTACGTTCTGGGCGGTTTGATTCGATACCGCTTGTCTGAACTGTCGGAGTGGGCGGCCAAGAGCTCTGCCGTTAAGGAGTGGCGACCAGACGATGCACAGGGGGACGACGCATGATCGATTTCAACGACGTGCCTAAATCTCCTGTGCCGGAAAGCCGTGACGCCGAGCGCGACGAGATTCGCGCCGAACTGATGGCACGCCTGTCCGCTGTGCTGATCACACTGTTCCCGGCAGGAAAGCAACGCCGTGGCAAGTTCCTGATCGGTGATGTGCTGGGCAGTCCTGGCGACAGCCTTGAAGTTGTGCTCGACGGCGATAAAGCCGGACTGTGGACGGATCGTGCCACTGGCGAAGGCGGCGACATCCTCGATCTCATTGCCCGCCATTTAGCGCTATCCGTACAAGCTGACTTCAACCGTGTATTGGACGCCGCTGCCGACCTGCTCGGGCGTGCTCGCTCCGCGCCGGTGCGCAAAGGCAAGAAGCAAACCGCACCCGTTGATGAGCTTGGCCCGGCCACTGCCAAATGGGACTACCTCGACGCCACTGGCAAGCTGATCGCTGTCGTTTACCGCTACGACCCTCCCGGGCAGAAAAAGCAGTTCCGCCCTTGGGATGCCAAGCGACACAAGATGGCACCACCCGATCCACGTCCGCTGTACAACCAACCGGGCATGGTCAGCGCCGCACAGGTGGTGCTGGTCGAGGGCGAGAAATGCGCGCAGGCCTTGATCGACGCGGGCGTCAATGCCACCACGGCAATGCACGGTGCGAACGCTCCGGTCGAGAAGACTGACTGGTCGCCACTGGCGGGAAAGGCCGTGCTGATCTGGCCAGACCGCGACAAGCCGGGTTGGGAGTACGCAGCACAAGCGGCGCAGGCCGTTCTGGCAGCGGGCGCGAAGTCCTGCCACATCCTGTACCCACCTGAAGATGCAACGGAAGGCTGGGATGCAGCGGATGCCATCGCCGAAGGCTTTGATGTAGCCACCTTCCTAACACACGGCCCACGCATGCAAATGCACGACGTGGCCGATGACGCCGATCCGGTGGTCGGCAGCGACGAGTCCGTTTGGGGCACCGAAGATGCGCTGGCGCTGGCCTTCACCCGGCGCTACCACCGCGACTGGCGCTATGTTGCGGCGTGGGGGCGCTGGTTGGTGTGGGATGGCCAACGCTGGCGCACCGAGGACACGCTGGCCGCCACCGACTTGATCCGCAGCGTCTGTCGCCAGGCCGCCGTGCGCGCCGACAACCCCAAGGTCGCGGCCAAGCTGGCCAGCGCCAGTACGGTTGGCGGCGTGGAACGGCTGGCGCGCGCCGACCGCAGGCATGCCGCCACCACCGACGAATGGGACGCCGATCCGTGGCTGCTCAACACTCCCGGTGGCGTGGTCGATCTCAAGATCGGCCGCAAGCGCGCGAACGACCGCGCCGACCGGATGACCAAGATCACCACGGCCACGCCGGGTGGCGACTGCCCGCAATGGATGGCGTTCCTGTCCGACATCACGGGCGGCGACGTTGACCTGCAGGCCTACCTGCAGCGGATGGTTGGCTATTGCCTGACCGGTGTGACCAGCGCCCACGCGCTTTTCTTCCTGTACGGCACTGGTGCTAACGGCAAGAGCGTGTTCGCTAATGTCATCAGCACCATCCTTGGTGACTACGCTGCCACCGCCTCGATGGACACCTTTGTCGAAACGCGTGGTGACCGCCACCCGACCGATTTGGCAGGACTGCGTGGCGCGCGCTTCGTGACGGCCATCGAAACCGAGCAAGGTCGACGTCTGAACGAATCCAAAGTCAAGGCCATCACGGGCGGCGACAAGATCTCTGCACGCTTCATGCGCCAGGACTTTTTCGAGTACACGCCGCAGTTCAAGCCCGTCATCGTCGGCAACCACAAGCCCGCCATCCGCAACATCGACGAAGCGATGAAGCGGCGAATGCACATGATTCCCTTCACCGTGACGATCCCGCCCGAGCGGCGCGATGGCCGCCTGACCGAGAAGTTGCTCGCCGAGCGAGACGGGATTCTGGCGTGGGCCGTTGCCGGTTGCCTTGCGTGGCAACGCGATGGCTTGAAACCGCCCGCCTGCGTGGTATCGGCGACCGAGGAGTATTTCGAGGCCGAGGACGCGCTGGGTCGCTGGCTTGATGAACGCTGCGTGCGCGAACCCAACGCCAAGTCGCTGACTGCCGAACTGTTCACCGACTGGAAACAGTGGGCTGAGTCCGCCGGGGAGTTTATCGGCGCGCAACGACGTTTCTCCGACCTGCTCATCACACGCGGGATCGAGAAATGGCGCAACAGCATGGGTGTGCGCGGGTTTCAGGGCATTGGCCTCAAGCATCCGCCGATGCCCGCATACACCCCCTACGCGGACAACTGACCCTCATGAAAAACACATCGTCTGACGCAGCTGACGCATTTGCACATAACGCTCTATACGCGTGCGCGTGTACGCGCCTCATGGAGAGTTTCGACATGCCGTGTCAGCTGCGTCAGACCCGCGCCAAACAAGGACTAACACCATGACCATCACTATCCTCGCCCTTGATCTGGGCACCACCACCGGATGGGCGCTGCGCGGCAGCGACGGCCACATCACCAGCGGATCGGAAAGTTTCCGGCCACAACGTTTCGAAGGCGGTGGCATGCGCTTTCTGCGCTTCAAACGCTGGCTCACTGAAATCAAGCAATCCTGTGAAGGCATCGATTGCCTGCACTTCGAAGAAGTACGCCGCCACGTCTCGACCGATGCGGCCCACGCCTACGGCGGTTTTCTCGCCACGCTCACTGCGTGGTGCGAGCACCACCAGATCCCGTACCAAGGCGTGCCCGTCGGCACGATCAAGAAACACGCCACCGGCAAAGGCAATGCGGGCAAGGAGGACGTAATCGCGGCCATCCGTGCGCGTGGCCATAACCCGGTCGATGACAACGAAGCTGATGCGCTGGCCCTGCTGAACTGGGCCATTGCCCAGCACGCACTGGAACGGGAGGTGTGAGATGAAAGTGCCAACACCCCAATACCGCTGCCCACTGGGACGGCTGCAGCCTGACGTTCAGGACGTAGACGTTGTCAAGCAACGCGGCTGGCGTGACCAGCATATCCTCGTTGTCAATGCCGATGACGAACGTCTGGATTGGATGGAGCGTGAACTGGTGCGCCAGATCGGTGAACGCCTCTACGGTACAGGAGGACGACGTCATGGCTAACCGTCACAACGCTTGGACTATTGAGGACGTGGCGGCACGCTTTGAGGAAGCGGCCAGCACCGGACGGCGTCTGCCTCCGGTACGTGTGCAAGGATATTTCAATTGCTGGCCTGCCATCGTGCGCAAGGAGTGGGAGTCATTTACAGCAGATGAGAAGGTGTACCGTCCGTTTCCGCCAAGCCCGGATGCCATCGACCGGATGCTGGAAACGATGCAGTGGGTGCAATGCCTGGAAGTCGAGCAGCGACATCTGGTCTGGATGCGGGCCAAGCGTTACGGCTGGCGGGACATCACGATTCGATTTGCTTGCGACCGCACCACGGCGTGGCGCAGGTGGCAAAAGGCGTTAGAGACAGTCACGACAATGCTCAACACTGCCAACGGGAATCAGGCTTCAACTTCCTGAGCAACGTAGGGTAATGGGTGATGCGTTTGTCCTTGTCTTGACGCATTTGTCCTTTTTGGGGCCAGCCAGACATGCAACAAAACACCCGAGAGTGGCGTAGTATTTCAGCTATCTTCTGGACAGCGGTGACGGCATAGGAAGTGGCCCAAGGCAAAAGGGGTCCTTCCTCGCCAAGAGCCAATGCGGGGGGCGCGAGCGCGGCGCTTTTTTAGCGTCAGGGTGCGAACCAAGGTTCGCACGGTTCGCAGTTCGCACCCCGTCAGTTCGCACCAACCCCAAAAACCCGCCCACGGTTGTCGTCGGCGGGTTTTCTATTTTCAGGACACCATCTTTGAATACGCTCAACGTCGAGTACCGCAAGGTCGAGGCGCTGATTCCCTACGCCCGCAACCCGCGCACACATTCCGAGGCGCAAGTCACCAAGATCGCCGCCAGCATCGTCGAATATGGCTGGACGAACCCGGTCCTGGTTGATGGCGACAACGGCATCATCGCGGGCCATGGTCGTTTGGCTGCTGCACGCAAGCTGGGGCTGGATCAGGTGCCAGTGATCGAACTGGCCCATCTCACCACCGCGCAAAAGCGCGCCTTGGTCATCGCCGACAACCGGCTGGCGCTTGACGCTGGCTGGGATGAGGAGATGTTGGCGCTCGAACTGGCGGAGCTTTCCGAAGCGGGTTTCGAACTGGCGCTGACCGGCTTCGAGAACATCGAGATCGATGTGCTGCTGGCAGATGCCCAGTCGACTGAAGGTGAACCGGCGGCGCAGGATGGTGTAGATGCCGATGAACCCGATACGACCGATGACGTACCTGACACGCCAGTGGTGGCGGTGTCGCGCGAGGGAGATGTCTGGGCCATCGGCTCGCACCGGTTGATCTGTGGCGACGCCACCGACCCAGCCGTGGTCGCCACGCTGATGCAGGGTGACACCGCGCAGCTTTGCTTCACCTCGCCGCCTTATGGCAACCAGCGCGACTACACCTCCGGCGGCATTGCCGATTGGGATGCACTGATGCGCGGTGTGTTCGCACATCTGCCGATGGCGGGCGACGGACAGGTGCTGGTCAATCTTGGGCTGATCCACCGCGACAACGAAGTCATCCCCTATTGGGACGGCTGGCTGTCCTGGATGCGTCAGCTAGGGTGGCGGCGCTTCGCGTGGTACGTCTGGGATCAGGGGCCAGGCATGCCCGGCGACTGGCAGGGCCGATTGGCTCCCAGCTTCGAGTTTGTTTTCCACTTCAATCGCAGCACCCGCAAACCCAACAAGATCGTGCCTTGCAAGCACGCAGGCCAGGAATCGCACCTGCGCGCTGACGGGTCGTCCACGGCGATGCGCGGTAAGGATGGCGAGGTCGGCGGCTGGACGCACAAGGGTCAACCGACGCAGGACACCCGAATCCCCGACTCAGTGATTCGCGTGATGCGCCACAAGGGCAAGATCGGTCAGGACATTGATCACCCCGCCGTCTTCCCGGTGGCGTTGCCGGAGTTCGCCATCGAGTCCTACACAGACGCCGGAGACATCGTGTTCGAGCCGTTCGGCGGCAGTGGCACGACGATGCTGGCCGCGCAGCGCACTGGCCGCATTTGTCGCAGCGTCGAGATTGCGCCGGAGTACGTGGACGTGGCCATCAAGCGTTTTCAGCAAAACCACCCCGGCGTGCCGGTCACTCTCATCGCCACTGGCCAATCTTTCGACGAGATCGCCACTGAACGCGAAATGGAGGTGGCGGCATGAACTGGCTGGCCGACAAGATCGAGCAGTGGCCGACAGCCAAACTGCTGCCCTATGCCCGCAATGCGCGGACGCACTCGGATGATCAGGTGGCGCAGATCGCCGCATCGATTGCCGAGTTTGGCTTCACCAATCCGATCCTTGCAGGCAGTGACGGCATCATCGTCGCTGGGCATGGCCGCTTGGCCGCTGCGCAGAAACTCGGGCTGGAAATCGTGCCCGTGGTCGTACTGGATCACCTGAGCCCGACCCAGCGACGCGCCTTGGTCATCGCAGACAACCGCATCGCGGAGAACGCTGGCTGGGATGACGCGATGTTGCGGATCGAACTTGAGGCTTTGCAGCTGGAAGGTTTCGATCTGGACATCACCGGCTTCGACGCCGACGCGCTGGCCGAACTGATCGCGGGCGACGAGCCGGACAACGAGGGCCAGACCGATGAGGACGCGGTACCGGAGGTTGGCGAAATTCCAATATCGCGCCCGGGCGATGTCTGGATCATGGGCCAGCACCGCCTGCTGTGCGGCGACTCGACTGTGGCAGAGAGTTTTGCCCGGCTGATGCAGGGCGGCCTGGCAGACATGGTCTTCACCGACCCGCCGTACAACGTGAACTACGCCAACAGCGCCAAGGACAAGATGCGCGGCAAGGATCGCGCGATCCTCAACGACAACTTGGGCGATGGCTTCTACGACTTCCTGTTGGCAGCATTGACGCCCACCGTGGCGAACTGCCGGGGCGGCATCTATGTGGCGATGTCATCCAGCGAGCTGGATGTGCTGCAGGCCGCCTTTCGCGCCGCCGGTGGCAAGTGGTCGACGTTCATCATCTGGGCCAAGAACACCTTCACGCTGGGCCGCGCCGACTACCAGCGCCAGTACGAGCCGATCCTGTACGGTTGGCCCGAGGGTGCGCAACGCCACTGGTGTGGTGACCGCGATCAGGGCGATGTGTGGGCGATCAAGAAGCCGCAGAAGAACGATCTGCATCCAACGATGAAGCCGGTGGAGCTGGTCGAGCGAGCCATCCGCAATTCGAGCCGCCCGGGTAACGTGGTGCTCGATCCGTTCGGTGGTTCTGGCACAACGTTGATTGCGGCCGAGAAGTCAGGGCGCGTCGCGCGGCTGATCGAACTCGATCCGAAGTACGTGGATGTGATCGTGCGCCGGTGGGAGGAATTCACCGGCCAGACGGCTATCCGCGAGGCAGTAGACCAGGAAGTGTGCGCCAGTTGAATGGCTGGCCGGGCTGTTTGGCCTCTTCTTCCTCGGCGATACGTCGCAGGATTTGCATTGTGGCGAGATCGCGGGGCAACGCGGTACACATCACGCGCACCGCCTGTTCGATGGAGACATCTGGACGTCGGTTGGCAATCAGCCAACGCAGCGCCTGCTCCCGTTCGGTGGCGGGCGGTTTCATCAGGCGGCCAGCTCTTCGCAGATTTCGCAATGGATCACAAAGCCGGTCAGGTAAGGCAGGCCGCGCGGGATGCCGTACTGCTTGCTGGTCTGGCGGCCAATCGTCCACCCCATCCAACGTTGGGTGGCGGCGTTGATCGCATCCTGCAAGGCTTGGCCTTGGTACAAACCGTTCTGGACATCGTCGGCAAAGTGGCGTCCGTGGCGGCTGTCGAGGAAGGTCCGCACCGATTCGAGGGGCTGGTGCGTGGCGTCCGAAATGGCGTTCATGGCCAGGGGCCATGCGGCGCTGGCGTGTTCGATCATCGTGCCCCAAAAACCCCAGGCTTCGTTTTGGGTGGCGGGTATCTGGTTGGTGGTCATGGTGTCTTCTCCGGGTTGATCGTTGCGACACCTGTAGTAACGCGCTGTTCGATTGAGAAGCCAAGCTGTTCCTGGCTTCTTTCTCGATCAATTTCGCTTACCCGAGACGGGCTACGTAGCGGGCGTAATCACCGCCCTCGGGATTGACGTAGAGGTAAGGGCGTCCGGGAGCAGTGACCTCGACGCAGAGGTAGCCGTCGCCAGTGCCGCCACCCTTGCCACGCAGCCAGTCGCGTGACACCAGCAGGCTGCGCCCAAAGGCGTCGAATTCGGCAGGGGTGAGCTCCTTGGTCTCGGTGACGTAGACCTTGTGCTGGTCGCGACCGCCCAGTTCGCCGAGGTCGGCAGGTTTGCGTGCAAACGGCAGGCGGATACTCAACTCTTCGACCTGGAGGCTTTGGCCTGCGAACTGCAGGGTGTGTGGGGTGCGTTCGATGGTGATGGTCATGGTGCTCATGGCGGTTTTCCTGGTATGGCGTCGTCAATCACGACATCTGTATGAACGCGCTGGTGGGGACAGAAGCCAAGCTATTCATGGCTCCTCTCGCCATCTTTCTGGCTTTGCCGAAACTCGCTGTGCTAGTTCTCAGGCGATGCGGTAGATCCGCTCGCCACCCTGCGGCTTGTCCGAGACGATGTTCAGGCCGAGCTTTTTCTTGAAGGCTCCGGCGAAGGTGCCGCGCACCGTGTGCGCCTGCCAACCGGTGGCTGTGCAGATCTGGCCGATGGTTGCGCCCTCGGGGCGTTGCAGCATCCGGATCACTTCGGCCTGCTTGCTGTTCTCGCGTGTGCGTGGCTTGACCCACGTGGCTTCGGCGGCGGTAACAAAGGCTTCCAGTTCGGGATCGCTCGCGGCCGCAGTCGCGCCTTCGGCGTTGGCGATGACCCGGTCGAGATTGGCTTCGAACTGACCGATGCCCTTCCTGTTCACGTCGGGACGCGGAATGCCCAGGGCGTCGTAGCCCTCCGCAGCGACAAACCAGTCGGTGCCGTCGGTGGTGATCAGTGCGCGGTTGAAAAGTCCGTCGAGCACCTTCTTGCGTGCGCCGCCTTTGATGTTGTCGGGGAACCAGTCGATCTTGCCGCTGGTGTGTTCAACCGCGTGGGCCAGGATCGCGTGCTGGGCAGGGGTCAGTTGGGTGGTGGTCATGTCTTGCTCCTTCGATGTGGTGGACGGTGATGTGATGAACGCGCTGTTCTCAAGTGAAGCCAAGCGCTTTCTGCTTGGCTTCTTCGCTTCGCAATCAGGTGTTGGCCTTGTCTGACGGGTTGGCATTGCGCCCCTGCTCGAGACCCGCGTTGAAGGCGGCTTCAAGCGCATCGCGTAGGCACCAGACCGCCACATCGTGGAAATCGAGGCTGTCCGAGCGGCGGGTTTCCAGGGTTTCGATGCCCAGCTTGTTTTGCG